AATGAAAGCGTTCCAGCCTCATCGTTATATGTGATAGAAATATTTGTTTGTGTGCCAGCGGCAATTGCTGCTGCTACTGCATCTACAGAAGCCTCTGTAAAGTCTGTGACATTTCCAGAAGTTACTGAAATTGTGTTGCTTGTAGAACTGATTGTCTTATTTGTAAGAGTCTGTGTTCCAGAAGTAGTTGCAACTGTTGAATCAATTGCTACTGTTACCGCTGAAGATCCATTATATGATGTTCCAGAAAGACCAGTTCCAATTGTCAATGCATTTGGATTTACAGCAGTAATCGTTGCAGAACCACCAAGCGAAATGTTAGATCCGTTTACAGTAACAGAAGAATTTGTCAAAGATGTATTAGCAATACTTGTCAGTGTGTTTGATGTACCTGATATTGTTTTATTGCTTAGTGTTTGTGTACCAGTTTCTGTTACATACCCAGTCAAAGATGGGATATCAGAAGTAAGGGCGATTGTTCCTGTTGCTGCTGGTAGCGTTAAAACACCCGCTGCTGTCGACGCTGCAACAATTTGTGTAGTACCAGTTGTTGAACCATTGATATTAAGACCACTTGCAATATACGGTGTTGTGATTGTAGGGCTTGTGCTTAAAACAACATTGCCTCCAGAACCTACATAAGAAGTGATCTGGTTTCCATTAACTCTAAGAACATTTCCTGTGCTTGCTGTATCAAATGTTTTATTTGTAAATGTATCTGTTGTAGCCTTACCAACAAGAGTATCTGTAGCATTTGGAAGTGTTACAGTAACATCTGTTGTAGGATCAACCACTAGAAGAGTCAACTCATGTGAGTCTGGTGTTGTACCTTCAAAAATAATTCTATCTGCGAACTCTGGTGTTGTTGACACTGCTGCACTAATTGTGCCAGATGCGTCATTATATGTAAATGTAATACCTGTGTAGGTACCATTTGTAAACATTGCTCCAGTTGTATCCTGAAGAAATTCTGTACTTGCTTCTGTAAGAACATTTGAGCCATTTACTGTAGCAGATGATCCTTCTACTACAAGCCCGTTCTTAATTCGGAAGGCTTTGTCGACTGTAGCCATTCTTTATCTCCTTGTGGGTCTATGCCTTCAAACCTGTGCGGTAGAACCGTACTGTTATCGGGCTGAGGGTTGGTGTCACCATCATGCTAATTGTACCAGAATTTAAACTAGCGGTGATATTACCTACATTATCACCAGTGTTGGCGACTGAGGCAAATTCTGTTATATTTTGATTTGTACCATCAAACACTATATTAATTTCAGTGCTTCTATATGATGAACTAGCAGCATGTGATAGTTGAATCATGTATTTTACTGTTCTCCAGGTAGATGTGTCTATTGTGTCAAATACCGTGGCTGTTTCAATACCGTTGATTGTTGTGCCATTATTGCCATCTCCGCCAAGAGCATCTGCTCTAAATGAAGTGGTATCAATAAGGTCTGAGTAATCCTGCCCAGTAGGTCTGTCACCTGTCTCAAATCTTGCTTTTAATTGGTTAATGGGTAAAATTGCCATATTGTGATTATATCATAAAATGTAGTTATTTAAACCAATGATGGCTAAACCAATGGGGGGCACATTTCCTGGCGTATATGATGGAACCGTTATATTTGTAACCTTTATTTTAAAGGGCACTTTATAGATTACTTTTGCAAGGCGACTACAATCGTCCTGTATAACAGTTGCTGTAGCCATTAGTCCGTAATATCTTCAATCATTTTTATTTTACCCTGTAAAACTGTCCAAACAATAATATTTGAAGTTGTAGCCATTTGAATATCATATTCATCATTAGTTTCTAAAATCTCAGTTTCATCAGATGCTAGACTTACAGTAAATTCTCCTGGACCATCATCTTCGTCTGCTTCTGGAAAAATTTCTAAAACAACACTAGTAGTTGATGGTCTATAAAAATCCATTTTAATTGACCAATCATCAATTACCAATGGTTGTCCAGCGTCGTCTTGTACATACATTTTAAATGATGCTGTATCGCCTCTTACTATAGTCCAAATTGATTGCGGTGGTGCTGAACCTATAGCAACATCTTTTTGACTTCTATACTGTGCCATTATGCTAAACCTGCTTTCATTGAACCCCATGTGCCATTGCCCTTAAATGCACCAACTAAAATAGTTCCATTAATATTTGCTTTTGAAACAATTCCAACTACACCAGAATTTGTTGTAGCAGTAATTGGTTGTACTGCTGTAAGACCTCCAGAAGATCCTACATATAGTCTATTTCCAACGGCATAAGTAGAAGTATCAACTCCTGTAAATACACCAGAAATAACTACTACTCCATCACTACCATTTCCAATTGCAGATTGTGCTAATCCTATTACAGGAAATGTTGTTAAATCACTTGCTTGTGATTTTGTAATTTCTGGTTTACCACTTGTAGAATTATATGAAGAAATATAAACTGGATCTGCTTTATTTATTGTTACGCCACTATCATTTGTAACCTCAATAGTGTGATAAGGTAGCCCAATAGTGGGTAAAATAGCCTCAATACGCTCTGCTAATGACTGAATATCTCCAGCAACATCTACTGGGTCAGAGTTGACGGGATAAGGAATATCATATATTGTTGTTTCACCTGATGCCATAGTTATTATATTATAGCACTTCACACAACTTGACTCATTAGTAGTTTTTATGTTATACTAGGTGCATAGCACCGTTATGGTGCTATTGCGTTTCTAGGAGGAAAAACTTGAGAGACAACAAAATACTATCGGGGGTTCTTATAACTGCATTTTGCCTTTCTATGGTTTTAGGACCACAGGCAAATGCTATTAATAAGAATAATTTATCTATTACTATTGTTGAACCAGCACCTGCTGCCGCCCACAAGGCGGCTCTTTTGCTAATTAAACCTAGTAAAGATAATATACTTGAAAAATATGAAAATGCTCACAGTTTGACTGACAGCCAGTTGGTTGAATTACTTAAGGCAGTAGGGTTCAAAGGAAAGGGTCTTAAGACTGCTTGGGCAGTCGCAAAGGCAGAATCTAATGGTCGCCCGTTTGCTTTTAACGGAAACACCAAAACTGGAGATTCCTCTTATGGTATCTTTCAGATTAACATGCTTGGTACTTTAGGTCCAGACAGACGAAATAAGTTTGAACTTGATCTAAATGCTGAGTTGTTTAGCCCAGTCAAAAATGCTGAAATCGTGTATCACATGACAAAAGGCGGTATTGATTGGAGTTCATGGTCATCTTATAATAAAGGTGCTATAAACAAATGGCTAGATAAATTCCCTAATCAATAATTTTAGGGCATAAAAATACCCCCTTGGTTTTATACCTTGGGGGTTATTTTTAAGTATTTATACTGGTGGTCCAGGAAGAACTTCTCCTGTTTCAATTTCATACCAATCTAAAATGTGTTCTAACCAAATATATTCTTTTCCTTCTTTTACTGGTCTAGGTTTTGGCGCTTCCCATCCACATGTTTCTGGATTAAGAATCCAAGAATTGTTTGGTTTTGGTTCAATAAATGCACCGTCTGTACCTTTTGTTGGATCCCAAGTATAACCTTTTCCTGCATAGTTATATCTAAATGGTGTTCCTTCATTTTTATGTTGATTTAAATGTGTATTATATGATGTTCTTTTACATAACAGTCCGTGTTTATTACCATAGAATGTTTCCCAAGACTCAGTAGAACCACCTACAGTTGTTCCATCTATATCTGTTTGTACAACATCTTCATCCATGCCAGTAATTACATTAACTACTATGTTGTCTGAATTAATAAGTGCATAGTGTGCCATTATGAAAAACTCACATTCCCAGAGCCAGCAGTAAAGGTTGTAATTTTATTATTTCCACTTGTTGCTGTTGATCCAGTTAATCCTGCACCAATAGTAATTGTAAAAGTATTTGGATATTTTAATACAACATACCCAGATCCACCATTACCACCTGGTCGTGAACCATCCTGTGCAGTTCCACCAGTTCCACCGTTACCACTATTTGCGGTATTTCCTGTTGGGTTTACGTTGTTATTGCTATGACCACCAATACCACCTTCTGAATATGCTACAGAACTACCTGTTATACTGTTTGACCTTGAAGCACCACCAATGCCACCACCATTTACCCAGCCTCCACCAGTTCCGTTTTGTCCTGCTCCACCTGCTCCACCGCCACCAGATCCTGACTGTACGTTTGCTGTATATCCTCCACCAGCAAATCCAAAACCAGTTCCTCCACCATTTGAAGTTTGAGTTGCGTTGCCACCATTACCATTTGAATAAACTCCAGCGCATCCTCCGCCACAACCACCATTGGTTCCATTAACATTTGGACCACCTGCTCCGCCACCGCCACCAAATCCTGTACAATCACTAAATACTGAGTTAGTTCCATCTCCACCACTAGTAGAACCAGATCCAGAACCTGCTGCTCCTACTGTTACGGTGTAGTTAGTACCTGGAGTTATTGACTTTCCAGAATGTTCAAGCATACCTCCTGCACCGCCACCGCCACCACGAGAAAATCCTCCTCCAGCACCTCCTCCAACTAGAAGTACTTGAACAGTAACATCTGTAACTGGTGGAGTTGCTGTTTGATCCCAGTATTTACTACGTCTGGGTAAACCATTTGCAATTCTTGATGTTGAGTAACTTCTAACTGCCATTATGAAATTTCGCTTCCAAATGCAGAAAACGACATGCTTGCAGATGATGCATAAACTGTAATAACATCTGTTGCAGCCAAGGTAAGACCAAGTGTAAGTGCTGTTGTGTCATTAGCAGCAATTGCTATGTCGTATGCAACATAGTGTTTAGCAGCAAGAGTTTCGCCTGCTGGTCTAATTGCAATACGATATGTTCCGCTAGTTCCTGCTTGATTACAAACATGTAGTGTTGAAACTACTGTAGCAGTTGCAGATGGAACAGTATACAATGTTGTTGCGCTGGTAGCACTTGGATTTACTTGTCCAAGAACTTTATATGTAGTAGGCATAATTTATCTCCTTATCTGAGTATTGTATCATATTACATACCACCCAATAAAAATATATCTGGTAAAGATGCATTTGCACTAGATGGGGTAGACCATGCTGGGACTCCCCCAGATACGGTCAAGACTTGACCTGTTGATCCAATTCCAAGCCTTGCGGGGTTATTGGCAGATGATGCATAAATTATATCACCAGTAGTTGTAGTTAGAGTTTTTGGAATTGCCTCTACCTGGATACCAGGAACGCTTGTTGTAGCAGTTGGCAACGCTCCCCATTCAAGACCTGTGGTAGTTGCTGTATTAACTCTTAAATATTGACCCTGAGATCCAGAAGATAAAATTGATGGGGTAGATGCAGAAGATGCAGAAATTAAATCACCTTTAGCGGTTAATACTGATGGTGAAATACCTGGAATAATATCATCAATTTGTTCTTGTAAATCATTAATTGTATATGCAATAGATGGATTAACTAGTGAGGCAGCAGAAGTATTTGCTGGATCATATGAATAGGATCCGTAGTGGTATACACGCAATGCTGCTTGAATATCAGCGGCATCAGCATACCCTGGAATTTTTGTTGGTATTAAATTACCAATTGATTCAGCAGCCATTTTTCACCTCTTTTGAAATTATATCACAATTACGATACCGATGGAGCCTCAACAATAGTGATGTTGAAATGAACCGTTACTGGCTCATCAAGTGCGGACCATGCGCTACCAACATATTCTACTGCTTCAAGATTGATTACTAAGTTTTCCCCTCCGCCAACAAGTGGTGGAATCTCCATGCTTGAGGCAACTGGGTTAGTATGAGCAACACTATATTGAACACTAAAATTTTCTGCAACAAGTGGTGTACCAGTAACAGTAATAATGTCTGCAACTGGAATAATAACTTCGGCGGCACCTGATTCAAAAGTAACATCATAATTAGTAGAATAAACTGTAGGATAAATATCTAGAACTTGTACCCAAGAGTCTCCGCCTGGAGAAGATTGATACTGATATAAATACCCTAGTTCTCCACCTGGAGATGCGTTAATAAAAATATCATTAAGGTTTGGAGTTTGTCCAATATCTACAATATTTGGATCACCAACACCAACGAAGAACTGACTACCACGAGTTCCCTTTGGTCCAATGTCAACAAGAACTTCAACAATTGGTGGGGGACCAAGAACTGTAATATCGTCGTTACTAAGTAATACCTCTGGCATTATGCTGCTCCAGTAACCTGCTCTGTTACCGTAATTGTTCCAGTAATCAGTGTATAAACAACAGTAGGTCCTGAAGTAATTTCAACGTCGTAAACATATGTGCCAGCATCCAATGTTGATCCAATGCTTGGAAGAATAGTACATGTAACAATATCGTTTGTTGAATCTACAACAGCATTTGCTTCAACACTAAATGTTGGATTATCACCACGAGATGTTGCAATATAAAAATCGGCGGTATAGCCAGCAAGATCAAATGCACTACCGTCAGAATTCTTAGGACGAACTACAAACTCATTTGTATCGCCTTTATAATAACTAAAATTATATGTTGCTGGAAATGCCATTATGCTCTCACCTTATATACCCTATTATCTACTTTGATTAATGGTGGAAGTTCTGGACGTGGGCTACTAACCTTTATTACGGGTGGTAGATTTGTCATAAACTTCCTCCTGGAGTTACATTACCTAGTACACATATTGTACCAATAACTGGTGTCCAAATAATTGATTCTTCATACACACCGCCACTAACTGTTTCAACAGGAATTGTTACCTGCAAATCAAATTGTAATTCTGCAACAATATTTTTGTATCCATTACCCCATCTTTCGGTAATGCAAGAATCAACAGTAATCGTTACGGAGCCTGTTGTAGCCTCTACTGGAAGGTTATCTAGCACATCACCCTGCGGATCATACGAAGTCGCCTTGTAGGTCCATCCAGTGGTGTCAAAATCGGTAGTTTCGTCAATCTCTAGAAAGTCAATCGTTAGGCTACCATTGCTTCCACGTACAACTTTCCATTGAACATTAACTGGCTCTGCGCCATATTGTTCAAGAGAAGGAGAGCAGGAAGAACATGCCATAATGTTTGATTATATCATAAAAATAGGCTGACCCGCTAGGGGCAGTGGGGGGGTGGGTAGAGAGCGACCTAGCGAGCCAGCAAGTTGATTATAACATTAATTTATAAAAAACGGACAAATTATACTAAACCAGGACATATTGAAAAATTGTTATAAAGTTGTTATAAAGAAAAAACGGTATAAAGTTGAAAACTATCAAACCAGAGTGTATAATTGAAATATATAAAGAAAAGAATATTAAGTAAATAAGTTTTTAAAATATCTTATATATAATATATAGTAAATAATAAATTACTTTTTAGAATGATCTGCAAGGTGTTGAATCATCATATCAAACACTTTATCCAT